CCGGTCGATGCCAACAATCTTGCCGGTGTTCGGCGGGAAAGGAACTTCCCGGTTGATGACCATGTTGATGTAAAACGAGCGCTTCTGCTTGTTGTAGAAGAGAACTGCCGAAGTGGGTTTCTGCCCGGCCAGGAGTCCGCGCTGAAAGTTGCCTATGTCAAGTTTCAGTTTGAGCCTGCCACTGATGGTGGAAAGAGAAACGGACTCGGTTTTCTCGATAAAGCGAAACAAGGATTTGTCGAGGTTCATACTGGTGGGGTTGAATTTGCGGGGTTTGCTCAATTTGCGCGTTTTCTTGCTGGTTTCAGCAACACGGGCGATGGCACGAATGACCATATTGGATACAAGCCCATATTTTTCTTTGAGTTCATAGTAACAGAGGTGCTGGAGATTGACCTTATTGGTGGTGTGGTTCTCCTGAGAAACATTGATGATGTCGTTGCACGCGGCAGCGAACCTGACCAAGGTTTCCATGATAGCGGTTGATTGTTCAGCACCAACTTGGAACTTACATTTGACAGTTTTAATGGTTTTCATAGTTGTATTATACCACATTCCGGGAGGTGGCTGGATTGTCAAAGGCAGAGAAAGATATCGACATAGACAGCAAGATGATCAACAGATTGATCAAGAAGGCCGTCAAAGAGGCAATGAAAAAAGGGTTAGAGGCAGGACTGGCTGCCGGCCGGGCAGAAGCGGAGCGGCCGGCAAATACCTATAAGACTACTGAGGACCGCTTGTATGCCCTGCCAATACTGATCAAGAGAGTCAGTAACTGCGAGGAATACCTTGACTCCCTTGAAGCATGCGTATCCCAGGGGCATAGCAAAGACATCGTGAGGTTTTCCAGATCTTCGTCACTTTCGGCTGAGGACAAGGTGGATGCCCTGATCGCTGACGGCAAGGCAAAGATCGCAGCCGATCAGCATGAGATCGATGTGATAAATAAAGCTCTCGAAAATATTAAGAACGATACCTATTACCTCGTTGTCAAGGGGCGATATTTTGAACATCTTTCTGACGAGGAAATTGCCAAACAGATCCCTTGCGACGCGTCGACGGTAAGACACAACAGAGGCCGTCTGGTAAGGATTCTAGCCGTTTGGCTCTATGGAGTCGAGGCAATAAATTCCGCACAAATGGAGCGCACAAAGACGCACTTTACTGGCGCACAACGACTGTGATATGATTCTTACGATGGAAATTTTATCAAACTGACAACCTAAAGTGAAAAGGGGCTTGCCGGATCGGTACCGGATGAAGGTAAGCCCCGTGCAAACCACCGCCTCCCGGGGCGGTTTTTTTATTTCACGTGAAATAATCGTCTCAGCCGAGGCGGTTTTATTTTTGGCAAGGGCAGGGATGGTTAAGGTTAGGTAAGCGCATGGAAAGCGCAGAAGGAGTTTCATATGACTTTGTATGACATTGAGAACAACACTGGAGAGACTTTCTATGTTCCCTATTCGGTAAGGGATGCCGTGGCACACTCCTTGGACAATGATACGTCCAAGGATGTTCTATGTTTGGAGCCGCGGATGTTCAACCCTTTTCTAAGGTGCATCGAGGCCATGAGAGGGGTAGGGTACTTTCAATTGGCATATACGGTCAAAGACGATCCCTATTATCAGGTTAGGAATGTCTGGGTTCTGCAGTAAGTAACCAACCAAACTGGCTTGCCCTTGCCAGTTAAATTATTGTCCGTGCGCAGACAGAAACACTATATATATATGAGTCTGCACGCCCGATTGGCTTCATCGTCAATTATGCCAATGCTTTGAGCACATTTTCCATTTCCGATTTACCCCTGTTTTTGAGGGGCAAAATTCCGCTCCAGCCGGAATCTTTGACAATCATTAACCAAGGTGATCACATGGATCGAATGAGCAAGATAACCCGCCTCATCAATAGCGATGGGGAGATTGTCACCGGCGACGAGAAAAGATTCCCGGCCTACTTCGATGAGGAGAAAGGTTATCTGTTCTGGCCGCGCAAGAGATTCGCCAAGATGTTCAGTGAGATTTCATTCCCTGCCGGGATGACCGACCTGGAAATCGGTAGGATGACACGCTTATCAAAGCACATCTGGAGCAACACGAACATGCTGGCCTATCGTGGCCACGGTGGAGCAAGGCCGTACAGTATTGAGATGATCGGCGCCGCCATCGGTTTGCAGAGCAGCCAGGCGCATGCCTTCATCGCTAAGATGACCAGACTGGGCATCATGGCTCAGGCCAAGACCACGGTCAAAGAGCGCACCGATGTTTATTATTATTTAAACCCGATGTACTATTTTTCGTCCAGTCGGATACCATTGCATCTTTACCTGATCTTCCGCCGGCAGTTGGATGCTGTTCTGCCGCCTTATGTGATCCAGAGATACAACGAGGCTGGTGAATCGAATGGCACGAAAGCGAAAGCGCCGCAATTATAATCAGGACCAATCTGAGAAGCCAGACAAAGTAACGACTGTGAGAACGACCACGAGAGAGATTGAAGAACTCATGCAGCATGACAGCTATGTGCGTGACCGCGGCAGGTTGAGGCAGACACGGCATGGCTAGAATGCGAACAAAGGTACTGTGATGGTAACCTTTGGGCATGCGCATGCGAAGCGCCCAAAATCGAACTAGATGCAAACATTTTTTTAACTGTGATTTTCTTTCCAAAATGGAGCAGGTGATCGCCATTGGTATTAAATGTTAAAAAAGACACATCTGACATTATAGTGAACACGGATGTTCTCGCTTATGTCCTTGGTTTCACCCGTCAGCGCATAAATCAGCTTACAAGAGATGGCGTCCTGGAGAGGCAAGCTCCAGGACGTTTTCCTTTGCTACTGAATTCTAAAAAATATGTTGAGTACCTCAAAGTTGGCCAGTTTGCTGAGAATGACGACGAAGAAGGGGCGACCGCTCAATACTGGGAGGAAAAGGCTCTCCATGAAAGAGCGAAGCGCGAAACAGCAGAACTGAAGCTGGCCAGGCTGAGGAACCAACTCCATGACGCCGGCGATGTCGAGATGGTCGTGACGGATATGCTCGTGACTTTTCGGAACCGGTGCCTGGCTATTCCGGGAAAGCTGGCGCCGATGGTGGCAGCCGAGTCCAACCCGGGGAAGGTCAAAGACGCCTTACAGAAGGAGATCGCCGAGGCGCTTACGGAGCTGAGCGAATACAGCCCGTCCTTGTTCGCCAGGGGTGATGAAATTGAAGAAGAAGACTCTGAGGCTCTTCCAGAAGATAGTTAGATGCGTTGCTCCTCCGCCAAGAATTACGATCAGTGAGTGGGCGGATCGGAATCGCGTTCTGAGCAGTGAGACATCAGCGGAGCCAGGCCGATGGCGTACCGACCGGGCTCCATACCAGCGGGAGATAATGGATGCCATCACCCAGCCGGATATTGAGAAGGTTGTGGTGAAGAGTAGTAGCCAGGTAGGCAAATCTGAAATTCTGAATAACGTCATCGGTTATCACATCGACCTGGATCCAGGTCCGATTCTTTTCGTCCAGCCTACGGATGCGATGGCTGAAGACTACTCCAAGCGCCGTATAGCGAGCCTTATCCGGGATACCAAAACGCTGACCGATAAAGTAGCCGATAGCAAAAGCCGGGATATCAACAACACCATCCTCATGAAGGTGTTTCCCGGCGGCTTTCTGGCAATGGGTGGCGCCAATTCTCCAGCTCAACTGGCCAGCCGGCCGATCCGGATTCTGCTCTGTGATGAGGTTGACCGCTACCCGGACAGCGCCGGCACCGAGGGCGACCCGGTCCAACTCGGAGAGAAAAGGACGATCACCTTCTGGAACCGCAAGAAGGTCTTTGTATCGACTCCCGGCATCGAGGGAGCATCCCGGATCGACTTGGAGTATGAACTAGGCACTCAGGAAGAGTGGCATCTCTGGTGCCCGCACTGTGGCGCTGATGTTTTCGTCAACATCCATGGCATGGTATACAACGCACAGCAGGATGCCAAGGGAAACTGGGCTGTCGAGAATGTCGTTTTCCGATGCCCGCACTGCCTGGAAGACGCCGATGAGACCACCTGGAAGGATCATGAGGGCATTTGGGTAGCGAACAATCCGGATGCCAAGGGTGTGCGGAGCTTCCACCTTAACGCTTTCGTTTCTCCCTGGTACAGTTGGAAGCAGATCGTTACCGAATATCTCCAGGTCAAGGACGATCCAGAACTCTATAAGGTTTTCGTCAATACCGTCCTGGGCGAGAGCTACGAAGTCAAGGGCGAGATCGAGGACGAGCAATACCTGATCAAACGCCGCGAACAGTACGCCACCGATTTGCCAGACGGTGTTTTGCTTCTTACTGCCTCTGTGGATACTCAGGACCGCTGGTTGGAATATGAGATCGTTGGCTGGGGTAAGGGTGAGGAGAGTTGGGGCATCCAACATGGAATTATCATGGGCGTGCCTGATAAACCAGAGGTCTGGAAAGCGATCGAAGATGTCCTCAAGGCCACATACAACTTTGCCGACGGCCTCGGTCTCACTGTTGCCTGTGCCTGCATCGACTCCGGCGGCCATTACACCAGCAAGGTTTACGAGTTTTGCAAACGGAATGAATCTCGGCGCTGGTTTGCTATTAAAGGTCAGGGCGGGTCCGGGTTGCCGTTGGTTCATAGATTGACCCGCACCAAAAAAGAGAACGCCGCCCTGATTATTCTTGGGGTGGATGAGGGCAAGACGGCGGTGATCAACAGCCTCAAGGGGCAGACTCCCGGCCCGTTTTACTGTCACTTTCCCCTGAACGATGATCGTGGGTATGATGTAGCTTACTTTAAAGGCCTGATCTCCGAGCACCAGGTGCCTCGGAAGCATAAAGGCCAGATCACCATGGACTGGGAAAAAGTTTCCACGGAGGCCAGAAACGAGCCGTTTGATCTTCGCAACTATGCTCGAGCAGCCATGAAGTTGGTTGTCCCGGCATCGGACAAAGGGTTTATGGCCCTGGAGAAGCGCTTGCAGGCTGCGAGAACTAACGAGGGGCAGAATCAGATCCCTCAACCGAAAAAGCAGCCGGTCAGTCGAGTCATGAGAAGCAATCTGGATGGAGGGATATAAATGCCTGAAGCACAGGTGATGTATTTAAAAGCTGCAAATGGAATGTCTGTACCTTTTCTCGTTGTGCAGGATGCGGCTGGCAATTATCAGTTAGCTTCCACCCTGTTGGATGCGAGCGGGAACCAGATCTCTTTGACCAATGCAGGCGAGATTAAGGCTCTTATCGACAGTGCTCAGGTTAATGTTGATGGGACACTGACTATTGCTGATGGAGCGGATGTCACTCTGGGCAGCAAATCTGATGCTGCGGTTACTAATCCGACCTTGTCGGCTTCCGAAGTTGCGCTTCTCAAGGGGTTGCTGAAACAGCTTCAGGGGAGTGGAACCGGGAGTATGCCTGTCGCGCTTGCTGGGAGCGTTGCTCTATTACAGGACAACCTGACATTGACCGGAGCATACCAACAATTACCCAACACACCCTGCCGGAGCATCACGATCCAGGCAGAGCCAACAAACGGAGGTTTCGTCTACATCGGCAATTTCAATACGGTTTCCAGCGCTAATCATATATGCACCTTGTCTCCCGGCAGTTCGGTGACGATTCTCGCTTCCAACTTCGATCAGGTATTCGTGATCGGCACTGCTGGAGATGCCATCTGCGTCGGGGGTGAGCAGTAATGCATAACCTTGATTTCGTCTTAGGGATGAGATTGATCGCCGCCACGCCGGCTCACTATCAGCGAGATGTGCTATGGTCGGTGGGCGGCACAAATCATACGCTCCTATCACCAAATGTTTTGACCGTCAACGTCAACAACGTCGGTTACTATCTGCAATCGCAGATTGGTATCGATCTGAGTCAGGCGGCGTCCTGGGATTCGCAGGCACCCACGGATTACACACAGGCAGCAAATAGAGCAGGCAAGAACTTTTACATCTACGCCTGTCGGCCGGCAACTGGCATGGCTCCGAAGATAGTAATCTCGGCCAACTCGACTGTGCCAACTGGCTACACGGCAAGCAATAGCCGGAAGGTTGGCGGGTTCCATTGCCTCTGCGTTGCAGTAGGTGTTATCTCTGGGCACCCTCTCTCTGGATTTGTTGCTGGAGATATTATCCCGGCCTCGATCTGGGACTTGAACCACCAACCGAAAAGCGGGCCGGAGGGCATGGTCTATTGCGCTGCTGCTGGGGTCTGGGTTGATATCTATCTGCAGGGTGGCACCGGATCTTCCACGGCTAGCGTCTACGGGGGCACCGTCGTTGCCACACGGAACTGGATGGACTTCGTGGATGACCTTGGTGCGGTAAATAAACAGATGCTGACCGATGTGGAATTCCAGTTGGCTGCGACGGGCGGAAACGAAGGAACCAACATCGCTGGCAGCACGAACCCGGTTACTACGGGCGGGCATAACGACACTGCTGGGCGCCGGATGATTTCCAACATTGGCTGCGAGGATTGCGCTGGAGCTTTCTACCAGTGGCTTAACGAGCAGTCTTACCGGTATGACCCTGACGCTTCGGTGCAAGACGGCGGATCATCCTATGCTGCAACAGTCTACTATCAGGCTGCTCCTGGAGGTGCCCCGGTCTATCTGAAATTTACTCCGGCGGCCACGCCCGGTAACCCGGATGTTCCGTATCTGTGTTCCAATATTACCGGAGCGGTGGACAGGGTTGTATCTTTCGGAACTTTAAGGCTGACCGTGGTCTATGATGCTAACGCCAGCACTGGCTATCCGATCTATATAAACTCAAGTGGTACAGAGCCAACTATGGCGTATGCAAACATCGTCAACTATACCCAAAATTGTTACATCCAAACTAACAACCCTGGGTTCCAACTGCAGATAGCGCATAGTACAACTGCATCTAACTACAAGCAGTTGTACTGGAACGATTCAACGAGCCACTTTGAGTGCACTACTGCCTCTGCCGCCAACGTGAATTGGGATCTGGCGATGGATGCTCCTGGTTTTAGTTGGTACGTCCTACCCGGCAGCAAAGGCCAACTATACAAACAAGGCGTTTATGGCGATGTCAAGCTCCTGGCGGGTATGGCTTGGTCGGCCGGTTCCGACTGCGGGTCTCGGTGTCGGAGTGCGGCTTACTATCGCTGGTCTGCGAATGCGGCTGTCGGCTGCCGGGGTAGGGCTGAACCGGCAGTATAAAAAAGTATCTGTGCAACCTTCTTGTAATGTGCTATAATTAAGATATAGCAAAACATTACAAGGGTGGTGCATTGAATGGAAAGTATCTGTG